GCATAGGGTTTGCGGTAGCGTATTTCACTTAAAACAATTAACAAATTAAACGATGAAGACGATGAAAAAACTATTATACCTTAGCGTACTTTTATGCTTAACCGCCTGCCACACCCTACAAAAAGAGGTAGTTTTTACCTCTGATGACCTCAGTATCATTCCACAACCCCAATCGATGGTATTAGGGAAAGGGTATTTTCAGTTTACCCAAGAGACTGTTTTTGTAATTGACCCTGCGCTAATGCCTGCTAGACTGCCTTTCCTCAAACAATTTGAGCGCGCTTCTGGTTTTAAGTTCGCAGTACAAAAGGTAGCTTTATCAGGCAACTCAGTAGTAATTGATACAGATAAGTCGCTACCCAAAGAAGGGTATACCCTTGCGGTAACCCCTCAGCAAATCAACATTAAGGCAGCCGATTACAATGGGGCACTCTATGCCTTGCAGACACTGCGCCAACTACTCCCCAACGAGGTAGAAAGTACAAAATTAGTAAAACGCGACTGGCTCGTGCCTGCTGTTACTATCACTGACGCCCCGCAGTATCAATGGCGCGGGCTGATGTTAGATGTATCGCGGCACTTCTTTCCTAAAGAATATATACTCAAAACCCTTGACCGTATGGCGATGCTCAAGCTCAACACCTTTCACTTTCATCTGGTGGATAATGAGGGCTGGCGCATAGAAATTAAAAAATATCCTAAACTGACTGAAGTAGGTGCTTGGCGCGTAGACCAAGAGGATAAACTATGGGACGAACGCACTCCTAACCCTGCCAATGCTTTTGCGAACCCTGCCACGGCTCCTAAAAAATACGGCGGTTTTTACACCCAAGAAGACATTAAAGAAATAGTGGCCTATGCCACTGCGCGGGGCATCACGGTAATACCCGAAATAGAGATGCCCGCCCACGCAATGAGCGCCATAGCTGCTTATCCGGAACTCTCTTGCCACAAACGCCCTATAGGAGTGCCTTCAGGGGCTGTATGGCCTATTACCGATATCTACTGTGCCGGACAAGAAGAAACTTTTGACTTTATAGAAGAGGTACTTACCGAAGTGTTAGCCCTCTTCCCTAGCCAATATATACACGTAGGTGGCGATGAGGCTACCCATACCGAATGGGAGCACTGCCCTAAGTGTCAGCTACGAATGAAAGAACACCAGCTAAAGAATGTACATCAGCTACAAAGCTATTTTATTAAGCGAATTGATGATTTTCTAACCTCAAAAGGACGCACTTTAGTCGGTTGGGACGAGATAATGGACGGCGGACTAGCAGAAAATGCAGTAGTGATGAACTGGCGCGGCATAGAAGTAGGCAAAAAAGCCCTTGCACAAGGCAACCCTATAGTGCTGACCAGCGATTGCTATATAGACAATTACCAAGGGCTACCCGACTACGAGCCACAAGCCAATGGAGGCTATCTGCCGTTGAAAAAGCTATACAACTACAACTTAGAAAAAGAAGCCTTATCTGATGCTTCTCTTGAAAAAAGCAAAGTACTCGGCACCCAAGCCAACTTATGGGCTGAACACGTAGGCAGTACCGAGCACTCTGAATATATGCTCTTCCCCAGACTATTAGCGCTTGCTGAAATCAGTTGGACAAACGATAAACTAAAAGATTGGGACAGTTTTATGAGGCGCACGCAGCACTTTATGCAGCGAATGGACGTGATGGGCATACATTACGCCCGTTCGGTATATCAAGTAGTGCCTACCGTAGAGAACAAAGAGGGTAATATCTACCTAAAATTAGAATGCGAAGTGCCTAATGCCGATATTCGTTACGCTTTAGGCGATACCCCTATAGAAAAAGGAGAAAAATACACCAGTCCTATTGCTATCAAAGCCACTACTACCTACAAAGCAGCGGTCTTTTCGGCAAATGCTACCAACACCATTACCTCTGGGCAGATTACCTTTCACAAGGCGATAGGCAAACCGGTAAGCTATAGTCCGCTATACCACAAAAGCTATCAGGGGCAAGGCGAAGGTACCCTTACCAATGTAATTCGCGGTACGAAGAACTTCCACGACGGGCAATGGCTCGGTTGGTTAGGCGATGATGTAACCCTCACCCTTGATTTAGGCGAAACAACAGAGGTAAGCGAAGTGCGTATAGGCGCAATGGACGCACAATCGTCTGGTATTTACTTCCCTGAGCGACTAACGGTTGCCCTTTCAGCCGATGGCAAAAACTACCGCGAAGTAGCCGCGCAAGAAGAGCCCTGCACTATCAAAGGGAAACCCTCGCTGAAAGATTTTGTACTAAAGTTCGACCCCCAAAGCACTCGCTACTTACAAATACAACTCAAAAACGTAAAAACACCCCCAAAAGGCGGTGATGCGTGGTTATTTATAGACGAAATTTTGGTATTATAAATTTTGTTAATTTGCTAATTTGCTAATTTGCTAATTACTTTGTATCTTTGCCGACTAAAATAAGACTTTAAAAATTATGCCTAGAATCTATTATAGAGAAAGAAAACTACATACACCTCCCCTGAAAAACGAGGTGATTACCCCTTCATTATTCAACGAAATAATGAAAAAAAGTGACTTTATAGCTGAAGATGCTTTGCAAATATTTGAACTACCACCCGTAGCCTCTTCTTCTATCTTTTTTTGGAAAAAAGACAAGAATTTTAAATATGCCGTAGTGTGGAACTCTGAAAAAAGCCACACTACCTATGAGTATGGCGACTTTTTCTTACCTAAAGCTATCGTATTCTTCGATGTAAAAGATGCCTATTTCCCTTCTGATTATTACTTTATTGTTAGTATAGACGACCAATTAGAGCTCGGCCACGCCAAGGCAGGGGCTGACACCGCTTGGTATGAGCAACCGCAGCTATGGCACCAAGTGAGTAACCCCAAGCTCATCAAGCGATTTGAGCATTCTATCAAGGCGCTTCATAACCTCTTATCAGAAAATCAATAATGGATTTTGTAGCTACTATTCCTTTTTGGGCACTCTGTATCGTAACCATTTATTATTTTTTCAATAGGAAACCCGATACCCTGCGCTATAGCAGTGCGCATTATATGCCCGAAAAACGGAAGCAGTACCTTAGCAAACTAAAGAAATATGTAGTTGTGGTATCCATCTCTACAGGGTTATTGATTTGTGTGCCTTTCTGCTCTTTTTTGCTTTTCGAAATCTTTCATATGCCCTATTCTTTCTACGAAAATTTACTTCTTTACCCCCAACAGCACCCTTATATTATCTGCTTTACCGCTGCTGGTTTTTTGGGCTGGTGCATAGGCTTATATTTTTATCACAACAGGAATATACAACACTTGCAAAATAAGAACAACATAATGAAATGTACATACACTACTCCAAAAAAGCCCTTTAAACCTTTGTAAATAAACAACTTACAAAAAAAGCCCATTAAAACGAAATGTACAGGATACCGTAATTTACCGTATATATAGCGTAATTGAAAAAGCCCTTTTTTAGCCTTAAAATACCGCATACCGTAATTACCCCTCTATAACACCTCCAAAAAAGCCCCAAACCCCAATAAATACGCCCTTTTTGGGCGTTTTTTTGTGTCTTATAGCTACCGAAAAGCCACTTCCAGAGGGCTAGAAAATAGCCCCAAAAGGTACCCACCCAGCAGAGCCTAAAAACACCCTATTTTTAGCATTAGGGGTGCAGTTAGGGGTGCAGTTAGGGGTGCAGTTTTCAGCTATTTTTTGGGTAGTAAAGTAGGTTATACACTCTTTTTAGTGCAACCAATAGGCTATTTTATTGAGTGGAGGGGGGTGTATTGTAGTGCTTTTTATAGTTATATTTTATATAAATTACTAAATATCAGTTATTTACAATAAAAATAAGCAAAAAGGGTGTACTTTCCTCAGTATAAATATCCACTTTCTACACCTTTGCCCTTATAAAACTTATGTTTTCTCTTCCTCTAATTGTTCTACACGTTGTTTTAAGAACTGTACATCAGCCTCTAAGTCAGCTATCTTTTGATACTCTGGAACTGGGTCGAGGAAGTCAAAAGAAAGGTGCATTTTGCACTCCCATATCTCTTTTACATCTTTTAACCTCACGTTAATATGAGGAAAAACGCGATTATCAGACTTACAATATAGGCTTCCATACTTCTCTATCCTATTAAGTACGCGCTTTACTATTACCCCCTCTGTACTAACTACTACATATATCCTATTGTCTGATATATGCTCCCAGTCTTCTACAAATTGTCCTACTACATAGCTGCCGCTCTGTAAGGTAGGGTACATTGATAGGCCCTCTACCTGAAATATACGAAAAGTACCATTCCTCATACCAGGCAGGTTATACATTGGGAGTTCCTTTATATATTGAGGGTCATCATACCCTTGAAGGTAGCCCGCTTGTGCCATTACAGGTACCAGAGGGATACGCTCTTCCTCTACATCTTCGTCTTTTAGTACTATCACTTTAGGCATTAGGCTACGCCCCTCTACTTTTATAGGCGCAATAACCTCTACACGAGGTGTCTTTATTACTTCTGTAGCCCCTTCACTTTTAAGCATTTCGCCATTTCCAGTGAGCAACCATTCGTAATTTATTTCGAAATTATTAGCGATCTTCTCTAAAACATTGAATTTAGGCTCAGTTCCTGCTATATAATTCCTTATATTAGCTTCATTTACCCCTATCTTATTTCCAAATTCACTATTATTCCCTTTGGAAAAATGGTCTACAAGTTCTTTGATACGAAAATTTATTGTACTCATAACCAAATAATTATAAAATATTTCGAAAAATAATTCGAATAAAATTTGCAAGGTTCGAATTTTTATTCGAATTTTGCCCCGTTAAACGAAACAAACAAAATCAATGAGCAAAAGTAATAAAAATCCTCGAAAATTCAATCCCTTAGTGGTGGAAAAATTATCTGTAAGGTTTGGATTGTCAAAATACTACATTCGGCAATGCCTAAACAAGCATCGTAACAGCGAAACGGCAGATACAATCTGCAAAGAGTACAATAACTATGAAAAACAAATTAACAACGTATTAAATGATTAAGCTATGAAAGTAGGAAACAAAGTAAGAGTATCACCTTTTATCACCACAGACCCTTACGGTAAAAAAGGGAAAGTAGGCAAATTAACCGATATACGCACCTATGAAGATTATACATTAGGCATTATAACCTTTGCCGATAACAGTGTAGGTATCTACGACGTAGAATGTTTAGAACCCATAAATGAATAATACAATGAAAAAGTTATTAAAAAAACTTCTCGCACCATTGATACGAGAAGTTGTTGCAGAGGAACTTAAAGACGTTCGTTTCAACCTTAAAATTCTTTTACTTAGGGAAGCCGTACGACAGGTTTTTTCGGAAAAAGAAAGAAGGTCTCAATAACAGCACGAACAGCCTTTACATCCTCTTCATTTAGTCCTTCCTGCAATTCCTTTACACAAAGTGATTGCATTATGGGAATGAAAGGATGATTAGAATTAACGTTGTAGATATGATACAACATTACCAATAAGTCTCTAAACTCATAAGTTGAGTTCTCTAAATACTCTCCGAGTATTTCAATACTACTTTCCATATTATGTAATATTAATGTTTTAAAGCGCAAATATATGAGAAAAGTTCTGTAAGTCAATAAGATTATTTGCTATAAAGTAAGATTTGACGAATATAGATATTCAAATTAGTCAAAACTCAATTTAAAAACCTTTTAAACCCTATTTAAAATGAAAGTAAAAACCATTTACTTCATTAATGATGACTTCCTTATCATCGGCAGAGAGATACGCACAACCTTCTTAGGTATCGTCGTAAAAAGAGAAAAAATAGAGTACTACAAGCCAGTGAAGTACCACTAATAACACCACATCACGTTTTTTATATTTTGATTTTATTGTTGTTTTCCCCAGTGGTTGGTATGACCAACAGCATTAAGCGCAGCTCGCAACTGCACTGGGGAGCAAGGCAAACGCCAAAAAAAACAAAACTATGTACGCATTCCAAAATAACATATTATCTATCCCCGCACGCCTGCTCTATAGCGATTGGAAGGTGATGAGTTACAACACCTACAAATCGTACAGTCAGCGTGGTAAGCTCCAAGTTACCCAAGCGGGCAAAGGACAAGGTAATGAAGCGTGGGTATCTTTCGAGAGCCTCCCCGTAGTGAAAGGCGTGAATATTCAAGAATTTTGCGTGCGTATGCTCGGCAAGCCCGAAGAGGCTCACATCGTTACCAATGTATTAGAAGAGTATATTGTGCCCGACCCCGAAGCCATCAACTTCTTTGCCGAGCATCGCAAACCTAACGGCAAATCACTCCCCCTCCCACAGCAGAGGGAGAAAGCCACCTCCGCTATGATACTGGGTGCCATCGAAACGCTACTTAAAAGCCGTCCGCTCACTGCCAAAGCCTTTGGCAAACGCAAAACCCAAATATGGCAAAACATCAGCGAAGCCGTGAATGCGCTAAACCCCGAAAAGTGGAGCTTTTCATTACCTAACAACCCACGAAGCCTACAACGCAAATACAACCAATTCCTTACCGAGCGTTACGCTACCTTCATTCACAAGGGCGAGGGCTCCGACAATGCCAAAATAGTAACCCCTACAATGGAACGCCTCTTTATATCCATCTGCTGTATGCCTAATAAACCTTACATCAGTTCGGTGTACGATATTTACAAGCAGTTTCTATACGGCGAAATAGAACTTTTCGACCGCGCTACGGGCGAACTCTTTAATGTAGACGATTTTTGCGATGAGAATGGCAACCTGTTAGAAGTATCTGAAAGCACTGTAAAACTATGGCTTAGCAAAGCCGAAAATCAGCTTATCATAGCCAAAGCCCGCAATGGAGAGTACGATTTTAGCCACAAGTTGCGCCCTCACGTTCACCGCCACGCACCGCTCTACTCAATGAGTAAAATAACCCTTGATGACCGTGATATAATGCACACCAAGCTACCCGACGGCACCAAAGTAATGGCATACTATGCTTATGATGTAATGAGCACTGCCCTTATAGGTATTGCTCACAGTAAGAAAAAAGACACCGAGCTTTTCTTAGACTGTTTCCGCTCAATGTTTCAGTTTACTACCTCCTACGGCTTGGGTACTCCAATGCAGATAGAAGTAGAACGACACCTAACAGGAGAGTTTGCCGACGGGCTACTGAAAGCCAACAACCTATTTCCGTTTGTGCGCTTCTGTAACCCTACCAACTCACAAGAGAAGTATGCCGAGACAATGATACGTGGTAAAAAATACGGCATTGAGAAAGACAGACACCAAAACGTAGGTCGCCACTATGCCCGCCGTGATAGCAACCGCACCACACAACAAAAGATATTCGACGAGTTCAACAACAATTATAAAGAAGCCAAAGCCTCTTATGATGATATTGTAGCAATGGAACTACAAGAACAAACCCTATACAATAACCAACTGCACCCCGACCAACAACGCTTCCCTGGTAAGACACGTTTGGAGGTATTTTTAGAGAACGTAAATCCTAATTTGCCACAACTCAACCGAGCCCTTTTAGCCCAATACATAGGCAAATGCACCACTACTACCATACGCCGTAGTCAGTATGTAACCGTACAATACCAAAAATACCAATTACCCAACCCACAAGTACTTACCTTATTAGCCCCCAACAACTACCAAGTAGAAGCCTATTACTTGCCTAATAAGGACGGTATTACCGAAGTGTATTTATACCAAAACGGAGCCTTTCTATGCACTTGTAGCCCTGTGCCTACCTTCAACCGTGCTAATGCCGAATGGACTCAGCACGATGAGCAACAATATGCCGAAGCAATGAGTTATGTTACCCAGTTCGACCAAATGGTACGTACCCAATCAGTGCAAAAGCTCAACCGCTTAGGAAGCCTCACCGCACCCATACCCACCGCTACCGAAGTAGACTACACACCCGTAGACTACACCGAGACACCCGCCCTTAACTATCAAGAGTACAGCAAAACAAAAGTAGAAACCATAAATAAAGCATTATTAGACTTATGATAACCACAGTTTTAAAAGAAAAAATCGTACAAGCAATTGCCGAAAACCGACAAAACTACCGCTATGACACCCATCACGCCAAAAGTCTTGGCATCAATGGTGCCCAGTACAACCGTGTAATGAAAGGCGAACGCGATGGCGTGCTATCCGATGCCAAATGGATAAGTATCGCCCGCAAACTACAAGTGCAACTCCGTGACGAGGCTCCTTGGGTAACCGTAGAAACCGAAACCTTTCAGTACATCTACAGCCAGCTCACTGCTTGCCAAACACGCTCGCTTTCGGCTATCCTATGTGACCGTGCAGGTATAGGAAAAACACACACCGCCAAAGTATATGTAAGCAAAAATAAAAACGCCGTATATATAGATTGCTCACAAGTAAAAACCAAACAAAAACTTATACGCAAAATCGCACAAGAGTTTGGCATTACCTATACAGGACGATATGCCGAAGTGTACGAAGATTTGGTTTACTATCTAAAACAGCTTGAAACCCCTTTAGTGATATTAGACGAAGCTGGCGACCTCGAATACCACGCCTTTTTGGAACTCAAAAGCCTTTGGAATGCTACCGAATATGTTTGCGGTTGGTATATGATGGGAGCAGACGGCTTGCAGGCTAAAATCGACCGTAATAAGGGTATCAAAAAAGTAGGCTATGCCGAAATATTCGACCGTTACGGCTCCAAATACAGCCGTGTAAGTCCTCCGTCCGATAAAGAAGCCATCGAAGCCTTCCTACTTAGCCAAATAGCCCAAGTAAGCCAAGCCAATGGCTCAACTATCAGCCCCGCACAAATGTACGCCAATACCGCAGGAAGCCTCAGAAAAGTACGCACCGAAATTGAAAAGCAACGCCTACAACAACTCAACGATGGAAAATAACGAAAAAACAATTATACCCCGCGCCTACACCTACGAAGATTTAGCACGCAAAAAGTATAAAACAATCGACCTATCACCCCAATGGACAGACCATCTCGGCAAGGTAGAACGAAGCGGCAGCCTACTTATCTATGGCGACTCAGGGCACGGCAAAACCACCTACGCCCTCCAACTAATGAAAGAGCTATGCCAAAAAGAAAAGGTACTATACAACTCCTTAGAAGAGTGCGGCAGCCTATCACTTATTGAAAACCTCGACCGCTACGGGCTCAAACAGCACCGAAAACGCTACACCATACAAAAAGAATATGTAGACAAAATGATGCTACGCTTAGACCGTCCACAACAGCCTAAAATAGTATTTATTGATAGCATACAAGAGTGTTTCGACGGCAAACCCGCAAGCCTATACAACAAGCTCATCGAAGCATTTCCTAACACCCTCTTTATCGGTATCTCACAAACCGATAGCAAGGGAAACCCCAAAGGAGCCGTTGCCAACAAATTCTACTGGCTTAGTCAAAACCGCATTTATGTAAAAGACTTCCGAGCCTACATCGAAAAAACACGTACTGGAGCCAATGAGTTAGAACCCTATCTCATCTCAGCCGAAAAAGCCCAAGAACGCGAATTTAAACTCTTAAAAACACCCTAACACCTATGAATACAATAGCCCAACAAATCACCTATCGCCACGCCCTCGCCCGTCAATTAGAGCTCACCTACCTGCAGTACGAAAACCTCCGCTATGAGTTCTACAACGAATGGTGCACCAATCTATGTAACACCGCCATAGGTAGAGGGCTGCACTTAAAAACCCTCATCACCCACGACACCCTACTCAATTGGTATGACGATCAGTGGTACAGCGAAGTGGAGAAAACCATCGAACGCCTCTACGGCAACGACATTACCCTATTCAATGCCGACGACGTTCTCCTACTCATCACTATCTACGCTGAGAACATTTTGCAATATTACCCCAGTGTACTCCTAAAGAAAATAACCACCCGTGCGGCTCGCACCGAACACTAAGCGAACACCAAGCGAAGACAAACCGAACACAAGATGAGATTAGAACCTAACGAAATCAGCGATTACGACTACATCAACCGCAAGCTCAGAGAGCACGCACAAGAGCTGCTCAAAACCGCCAAAAAACAAAAACGCCCCATTCGCTATCTACCTCAAGGCATTAGCGGCAATAATGTAACTTGGTGGGCAGACCTCAAAAAATACGGCAAACTAATAACAGAATAACTATGAAAAATAGATTTTTAGCATACACCGAAGCCCTTGCCCTCGACACTTTTTTACAAGTGCTTACCTTCGAGCAACGGCTTGCCACCTGCCAATACCGCGCAGGTAAAACCAACAAAGTACCCGCCTTAGTGCAGAAACTACAAGACTGGACAGAGCGAAAACGCTGGCAACCCCCCGCCTTTCGCTACGAGCCCGAAACCCTTGAACTCCTATGGCAAGACAGCACCGCCCAATGGCTACCCTTAGCCGTACACCCCCTATACCAAGCCGAAGTAAATGGAAAATAACAAATAACAATTATCAATTATGACAGTAGATTTAACACACCTTACAGCCGACGAACTCAAAGCAGAATTACAACGCCGCGAGCAAGTCCAAAACGAAAACCGACAAGCTTATAAAGCCCTCGTCAATGAAGCCATACCACAAATCATCGGTAAGCTGCAAACCTATTCAGAGCAAATGGCAGAAGTAAAGCTCCACACCTTTGAAGCCCTCAAAATCTTGTTAGACACCAAAAACGAAGTCTACGAGGTCAAGGGCGACCAACAAAGCCACACCTTCACCGATGAGCACGGCAACACCATCACCTATGGCTTCCGCGTCATCGACAACTGGGACGACACCGTAAATGCAGGCATCGAAAAAGTCCGCGACTTTATAGCTTCACTTGCCAAAGACGACAATAGTGCCCGACTTGTGAATGTCATCAACCGCCTATTAAAAAAGGATGCAAAAGGCAACCTCAAAGCCTCACGTGTACTTGAACTAACAAAGCTCGCTCAAGAGTTTAACAGCCCCGCCTTTACCGATGCCGTAGGTATCATTGCCCAATCTTATAGACCACAGCGTTCAGCGTTCTATATCGAAGCCAACACTATTGACGAGCAAGGCAAAAAGTGCAATATCCCCCTATCGCTCTCATCGGTAGACTTCCCCCCTGGTACCGATATTAAGCACCTTTTCCCTGTACACCAAAAGTACGAAGAGCAAGCCACCGCATAACCTACACTTTTAGCTATCTCGGTAGCTAAAAGATGCTCCTCCGCCCTTAGTAAGGTCGCTGGCACTAAGGGGACGCCCATAGGAGATCCACTAAGGCGAGGAGCTATTTAAATAACCTTTAAACACCATTTAAAAATGTATTTTATAACAGAAAAAAACAGTGAAACTGGCAAAAATTTTCAGAAGATAGACGATAAATTAAGAGCCTGCTTTGATACCCAAAAAGCATTAGCTGATAAATATGGTTTTACATCTTGGAGAGAAGCCCTTTGGAAAGTAGCAGGAGGCATATCTTCAGTGATATTTCCAGAAAATACTATCGTAGACAGCAAAATATGGAAAGAAGTCAGAAATGGTGAATATATGCCCAAACTAAATACAAAAAAAAGGAAAAGCTATACAAGCTGACTTTGACCAAGCAATTACTGTTAGAAAATCCGAACTCAACGCCTGCATAGGTTGGAACGAAGGTTTTAACCAAAGCATAGGGTTTAGTAGCTCTAACGACAATTACTTTGGTTTTATCATTGATGATAGTTGGACAGATATTATCATTCCTAACGATTGTACCGAAATAACAGCAACTAAGTACCGAGAACTTTTTAAAAAATAATGTATGACAACCTCAATAAAACCCCACCAAATTCGCATTTTGCAAACCCTTTTAGGCAAACGCTTTAAGGACAGAGAAGCCCGCCTACACTTTGTATGCAGCTTTATTGGCAGAGAGCTTCCCAGCACCAAATCCCTCAGCGAAGACGAGTTTTTCGCTATAGCCCAGCACCTTGGTTACCATTTCGAGATGCACGCCTATTTCGATGCCCAAAATAAGCAACACCTAAAGCTATTAGCCCTATGCCACGAGCTGGGTTGGCGCAATACAGCCAACCCAAAATATGCAGATATAACACGCCTTGGCAAATGGTTCTGCTCAAGCAAAAATCCATTCAAAAAAAGCCTGCAAAACCTCACCCCTCAAGAGGTAGGCAAAGTAAACAACATCTTTGAAAAAATGCTCACACAGAGATATGAAAGAAGTTAGAAAATTAGCCAATGAGAAAGTTAGCAAATCAATTGTCTGTGAGGCTCACACCTGCCTCCACAAGCATAAAGAGCTCCGCACCCTTGCCCACTATGTTACAGTAGAAGTAACCGCTCTATTTTGCACTAACTGCGGTAAGCAATTAACAAAAGAAGAGTGGAATGTATAAACAAGTAAATTACTAAAACAATTACAATATGAACGACAAGGTAAAAGAAAAAATTACAAAAGTCTACGAACTCGTAAAACGAGGAATAGCAGGAGAACAGCAATCAGCAGAAAAAATGCTAAAAAAACTACTTGAGAAGTACAACATTTCAGAAGACGAACTTAATAGTATAGACGAAAAAAAATACTACTTCAAGTATGCTTCTAACTTAGATGAGTGGTTACTTATACAACTAATCGAATACTTTTTCAAAGAGAAAAATTATAAAATCTATCGCATTAAAGATAGTGGTGTAAAAGAGATAGCAATACAGATGCCCTACTTAGATTGGGTAACATTAGATAGTGCTTATGGTTATTTCAAACCACATCTAAACCAGCAATGGCGCAAACACGGCTTGCCTGTAGTGAACCGTTGTCGAACAACTAAAACTAAAAATAAACGCCGTGAGGCAATGCAAGAAACCTTTTTTAGTTTGTATGTAATTCGTTCTGGTATCTATCGCCCAGAACAAAAAAACTCCAAATCTCTTACCGAGGAGGAAATAAAGAGATATTCCATTCTTTACGGAGTCGAAGGTGGTAAATACACACAACAAGTAACCACAGGTCTATATTTAGAATAACCCTTCAAACACTATTAAAAATGAATAAAGAAAATTACCCCACTTGGCTTGTGTCCCCCGACATTGCCAAAGAGCTCAAAGAAATAGGGTTTGACACCCCCTGCTATTGCTATATAGCTCTTGCTATCAGCGGCAAAGGTTACCAATGCATAGAAATAGGTGATAGGTTACACAACGAAGTCTATAATAGTATTGAATTAAGAGATATAAAACGTATCAATTACAACAAACAGAAAGGTTGTATCTCCCTTCCCTCTTGGACAGAAGCCCTCGCTTGGTTCAGAGAAAAAGGCTATTATGGCAACCTCGAAGCTACCAGCAAAGGTACTTCATCCTATATCTTCTATCCAGAATTAGACAACGGAGAATTTTGGGAGTTTGACTACAAAGAAAGCTATGAGGAAGCCCGCGAAACCCTTTTACTTAAACTAATAGATATTTATAAAACGGCTAATCAATGACCTATATAGTAACCATACGCAGTTGTGCCGTTGTGCTAAAACTGACCTATAAAGGAGGAAAGTTCCAAAAGATGGAAGTCAAAAAAGGCACATTGGAGGGCGAGTACCTCAAGCAAATAGGGCTATTGGTTCCTCCATTAGAAAGCCTTATAGAGGAATGGCAAGGCAGGTGGGGCGATAGGGTAAGTTACCGGAAGGAAGAGGCAAACCCGCCGAGCTTATACGCCTTGTTTTTGGACGAGTGGTTTGCTTTCTATAATAGATTGTTTGGGGTTGCCCCAAAATTCACTGGGGCCGACGGAAATGCCCTCAAGCAGATTATCTCCTACCTTACGAGCAATGCGACTGATGAAGAAGAAGCCCTCGCCACTTGGCAATATCTACTCAGCAATTGGCAGAAGATGGATGATTTTCATCAACGAAACACCGATTTAAAGTATATAAATTCACAACTTAATAAGATACTACAAAATGCAAAACGAGGTAATAGTAAGGGGGGAGTCGGGGTTAGCGACTCTTTCAAACGAGAAGTTCTTAGCGGTTTATTCGCCCAATAATTGTCTTATGCACAGTACGGGGATTAAGGGGGTGAGTGATGCTTTGAGTAGACAGACCCTGAGCTTAGTTCAGATAAAGAAAAGTAAAGGAGAGGCATTTCTAAGGAGCTATATTAGCCT